CCTCTTTATCCGGCATAATGCACCCTGATATAAGGGGGATAAAATGGAACCCGTTCTTGCCAATGCCACGGTCGATGTCATCCGTGAATCGACCCCGCAGAAGATTGGATTATTTCGCGTCAACGTATGGGGCCAGCCGCCTTATGCGGAGACGCGCATCTATGAAATTATGGCAAAAAACGATACACTAGCGGCCCAACAAGGCATCCGGCGCTTTGTTTCAGAAATGCAAACAGTCTCCCAACAGGGGAACGATCAATGAGCATGACCCCCGGCCTAATCCCGAATATCCGCGAGTTGTTCCCGCAGGAGCAGCCTGCTGGCGAGGGGGAAGATGTCATTGTCGAAATCATCGAAGGTGATGACAAGCCTGTATTTGATACCGATGGCAACATCCTAGAAATCCAGCACGCTGACGGCTCAATCACGGTTTCCATGGACGGCAAGCCGATTGAGCAAAGCCGTGAAGAGCGCGACACATCATCGTGGTTCCGCAATCTTGCTGAAGAGATTGCCCCGATGGAATTGAGCCGCATTAGCGGCGACCTCATGCGCGCGATCAAAGAAGACCTCGACAGCCGCAAAGACTGGATTGAAGACCGCGCCCAAGGCATCAAGCTTCTGGGATTGAAGATTGAAATTCCCGGCGTGCAAGGCGCGTCAGATGGTGCGCCCGTCGAAGGCATGAGCAAGGTTCGCCACCCGCTCTTGCTTGAAGCTGTGCTGCGCTTCCAAGCCAATGCTCGCTCTGAACTTCTGCCGACCGATGGCCCTGTCAAAATTCGCAATGACAGCAATTATGCCACGTTGGAGCAGGACCAAACTGCCAATGCTCTTCAGCGTGACATGAACCACTATCTGACGAGCGTTGCCAAAGAATACTACCCTGACACCGACCGCATGTTGCTCATGCTTGGCTTTGGTGGCACCTCGTTCAAGAAAGTTTACTTCTGCCCTCTGCGTGGCAGGCCGGTGTCAGAATCTGTCGATGCTGACGATTTGATCGTCAACAATGCTGCGACAGACCTAAGCAATGCCAAGCGCATTACTCACCGCACGAACCTAAAGCCATCGACGGTCAAGCGCCTGCAAATCCTTGGTGTATATCGTGACGTTGCTCTCTCGACTCCCGATTATGCAAATCCTAACGCTGCACAGAGAGAGAAGATGTCGCAGCAGGGTATCTCACAGGATAGTTTTAATCCTGAAGACCGTGACCGCGAAATCTACGAGTGCTACTGCGAACTCGACATTCTTGGGTTTGAGCATCGATATAAGGGCAAAGAAACGGGCCTTGAAATCCCGTATCGTGTCACGATTGATGTCTCTTCAAAAGAAATTCTATCGATTGTGAGGAACTATGACGAAGAAACTCAGGAGCTTCCTGAAGCGCGCGTTAACTTTGTTAAATATACGTTCGTTCCGGGCCTTGGGTTCTACGACATTGGACTCCTCCACATCCTTGGTAACACAACAAACGCCATTACTGCCGCATGGCGTGAACTACTCGACGCTGGAATGTATAACAATTTCCCCGGCTTCCTCATGGCAGACACGGGAGCGCGTCAAAACACAAACATCTTCCGCGTCCCGCCCGGAGGCGGCGCACTCGTAAAAACAAACGGTATGCCGATCACGCAAGCCATCATGCCGCTCCCGTATAAGGAGCCATCTGGCGCGTTGATGAACCTTGTCACGCAAATGGCAGACACGGGCCAGCGCATTGGTGGAACATCCGAAGCGCAGGTCGGTGAAGGCAAGGCAGACATGCCGGTTGGCACAACCTTGGCGCTGATTGAGCAAGCAACCAAGGTGCTTAACGCTGTTCACAAGCGTATGCACACAGCCCAAGCTGAAGAGTTTGCGCTTCTTATGCGCTGCTTCAAAGAACATCCTGAGTCTTTCGTTGGCCGTTGCAAAAAGCCGTCGATGGAATGGACCGTTGATAATTTTGTGAAGGCTTTGGAAGATTGCGACCTTGTTCCGCAAGCTGATCCGAACACAGCTTCGCAAGCGCAGCGCATCATGAAGGTGTCGGCGCTGAAGCAGTTGGCAATGGCAAACCCGTCTCTCTATGACGCGACCGCCGTTGACACGGCTGCGTTGCAAGCGATGGGTTGGAGCAACCCGCAGCAATTTATGATCCCAGCAGAAAAGATGGGCGAGCCAAGCCCAGAAATCCTGAAGGGCCTTGCGGAGATCGAAAGCGACAAGATGTCGGCCGAAGCGCGGATGCTGGATTCTCAGACGCGCGCACGGCAGGTCGATGCAGAAATCGAACTCAAAAAAGCCGAAGCGCAGCGCGAAATGCAAGAAGGTCAATCTGGCATTTCCGAAGAGATGATGAAAATGGCATCGGATCGACAGAACCGGTTGTCAAACGAGCGCGTTCAGTTGATCGATTTGGCACAGGATGTGTTGCAACATCCTGAAGCTATGGCGATGATCCAGCCGTTGATTCAGCCCGCTTTGCAAGAGTTGGCAGTCAACAAACCGCAGCCTGCCCCAGATGGCGTTATGCCACCAGTTCCCGGTGTCATTCCGCAATAAGCATCTGTGACAGGTGGCAAACTTATGTTAGTCTTTGACAAGACTTGATGTCGCCCAAGTCAGCAGGTCAGGCGGCACCGGGGACGCCCGGTTAACTCCATGGAGCAGTCATGTCTGATATGGCGCGTAAGGCCCGTCTGGCCCTCAAAGCAAAAGCAAAGTCGCTTGCTGGTGAAAAAGACACCAAGGTTGATTCGTCCGATTGGACGCAGGCCGAACCTCTAAATGCTGATGTTAAGACGGGTGCGCGCCCTATTTCGCGCCGCGCTTTTAAGAAGGGTGGCAAGGTTGTTGGCGAGAAAGCCAAGGCCAACATGGGCCGCAAGCCCCGCGCTGCTGGTGGCATGTCACCGAAGGCTTATGCCGATGCCAAGATTAACCGCAATGTGAAGGATGCCAACGAAGAGCGCGAAGGCAAGAAGCACATTGGCGGGTTTAAAAAGGGTGGCCGCACGCATCGTGAGGATGGCGGCGGTGTCATGCCTTCTCCTGAAGAAAAAGCCAAAACTCCTTCTCAGTTTATAGTTGTTGACCCGGATGGAACTCAATACGGTGGCGTGTACTCGTCTCGTAGCCGCGCCAATCGCGCGATGGACAAAAGAGACAATGAATACGGTGCATACCGCTATCGCGTGAAAGAAATCACCCCCAAAGCTAAGGGTGGCCGCACTCGCCGCCAAGAAGGCGGGCAGGTTGATCAGTATGATCGTGAGGCCCTGAAGAAGCTCATTGAGCGTGAATCGACAGGCGTGAAGCCGCGCGGTGAAAGCCGTGAAGTCGAAGCCTCTGATCTTTATACTCCAGAGCAGTTGAAGCGCCTTGAAGCTGGCCGCAAGAAGGGTGGCCGCACTAAGCGCGAAGAGGGCGGCCGCACCGGTATGCGCTCTGAATCGACGGAATACGCGAAAAAGAGCCGCGCGGCCGACGAAGAATACAAAAACGCCCAAGAAAAATATTTCAAAGGCGGCATGAAGAATTGGGAAGAAAGCGGCGGCTACGAAGACAAGCATGGCCAGTACCACAGCCGCAAAAAGGGTGGCCGCGCCAAAAAGCAGGCTGGCGGAGCCATGATGATGGACCCGCGTCTTGGCATGGTTAGCCCGCGCGCATTGGAATTCACGAATGGTTCCATGGTCCCCGGCTTGAAGAAGGGTGGCAAGGTCAAGGCTGGCGCGTCCTTTGATGAAATGCGTTCCAAGTTTGGTACGCAGGTCATGAAGAAGGGTGGCAAGGCACATGGCGATGAAGCCATGGATAAGGCTCTCATCAAGAAGATGGTTAAGAAGGAAGCTCGCACTGGTCGCGCTTCCGGTGGCCGTCAGTCGTTCAACTCTGCATTTGCTGAAGCCCGCAAGAACGGCATGGACCTGTTCGAGTGGAACGGCAAAAAGTACAACACGAAGCTTGCGGAAGGCCCCAAGAACGTGCCGCTGCCGCCGTCTTCGCGTGACCGCCCCGGCGCGGACATTGGCACGGGTGAGCGCCCAGAGCAGTCTGGCCGTGAACTTATGAATGAGCCGCCGCGCCGCCGCACTACAACGATCAATGAAACGGATGCCATGGGTTCGCCTACCGGCATGACCCGTGAGGTTGAAGCGCCACGGGCCGCATCAGAAGAAAGCGGCATGATCAACCGGTTGGTGCGTGAAACCCCGCTCAGTGGCTGGGGCTCGCGTTATCGTGGTTGGAGCGAGCGTGACAGCAGCGAAGGTGCTCGCAAGAAGGGTGGCCGGGCCAAGCGTGCCTGCGGCGGTTATGCCGGTGGTGGCATGGCTGAAGAAGGTGGCAAGCGTGGCAAGAAGGGTTCGGGCAAGACGAACATCAACATCGTCATTGCCGCTGGAAAGCCTGCTGACCAACAGCAGATGCAGCAGCCGCCTGCCGGTCCTCCTCCGGGCATGATGCCTCCGCCGCCTGCTCCGCAGGGTGGCGCTCCGATGCCGCCGCCTGAAATGATGGCTGGCATGGGCGCTCCTCCGATGGGCCGTAAGCGCGGTGGCCGTGCTGGCTATGCGGCGGGTGGACAGCCTGTCACAACGACAACGACAGCGCGCCCTGTCACACCTACAACGACAACGACAACACGCCCTGCGGCTCAACGCGGGCCTGTTTCGCCAAATCTTGGAACAACCGCTGGTCCGGGTGGTGGTCGCCCTGCTCCAATCACGGTGCAGCCGCCCATTATGCCGCCGTCAGCTACCCCAAAAGCCCCCGGCTTTGGAATTGGCGGCCCAAATCCGGGCCGCCCAGCGCCTATGCCAATCCGCGATCCGGGTTTTGGCAATCCGCAAATCGGTCAACCCGGTATCGGCAATCCGCCAATGGTTAAACCGGGATTTGACGCTCCCATGCCGGGTGTTGGCCGTCCCGGCACAGTTGTCGATGTGAACCGTCCGGGCGCTCCGCCGCAAATCGGTCAACCCGGCATCGGCGGTATGCCAATCCGTGACCCCGGTTTTGGCTATCCTCAGATGGGTGGCCCTAAGATGCCGATTGCTAGTGTTCCAATGCCGATGCCTATTGGTACCGGTATTGGTCGTGAGCCCGGTTTTGGCAGCCCGCAACTTGATACGAAGTCGCCAGAAGCCTTGGCCGCTCTGTATCAGCAATTCCTCGCTCAACAGCAAGTTGGCGCGATGCCGCGCAAATCCGGTGGCCGTGTCACCAAAGTAGCCAAGTCCTATCAAGACATGGAAGCTGGTGCTGGTTCGGGCGAGGGCCGGTTGCAGAAGACGGACATTGCCAAGCGTCTGCCGAAAAAGCAGGAGAATGGCGAGAACGTCTATGAAGGTCGCGGCTACCCGAACAAGGTTTTGGGTGCCACAGGTGGTCGCACGGCTCGCAAGACTGGTGGCAAAACCTACGGCTCTTATAAGGACATGGATGCTGGCGCGGGCTCTGGTGAAGGCCGTCTTGAAAAGACGGAAATCCAGAAGCGTAAGCGGTAATTCACAGGAGGGTTGGACAAGCCGACCTGTGACTGGGCGGGGAAGAACCCCCTTCATCCCCGCCCAGAAATATCATCAAGGGGGTCCGTCAAAAGGGGGGACGGGACGCTATGCTGACCTATCACGCTAAGTTTTTGCACGAATATCGCAAAATGATGCAGCAAGAGATTGAGCGCATCAAAGAATACATGACCGTAGCCTACATGCAGGAAGGGTTTGATTTTTCCAATTACCGACACCAAGTCGGTAAGGTGGAAGGGCTTCGCACGGCATTGGAATTCTGTGACGAAGTAGATTCTGAGCTTAACAAAGAGTGAAGGGGGAATTTATGCCGTTTATGATCATGGAACATCAGACTGACCCTAAAGAGGCCATTCTGAAGGAGTTGGGGGACATCTCATCCCTCGAAATCTACAATAATCAGGTGCTTGTGGCGGTCTATATCCGCCCTGAGAAGACCAAAAGTGGCATTCTCTTGCCCGGCCAGACCCGTGACGAAGACAAGTTTCAGTCAAAAGTCGGCCTTGTCCTGAAGAAAGGCCCGTCAGCGTTTGAAGACACAAACGGGCAATGGTTCAAAGACGTTCAAATCAATGAAATGGACTGGGTTGTGTTCCGCCCTAGTGACGGATGGAGCATTACGGTCAACAATGTCCTGTGCCGCATGATTGATGACATGAATATCAGAGGCCGCGTCGATCACCCTGATCGCGTGTGGTGATGGAGAACAATATGTCTGGCAAAGAAGAGCAAATTGACATGGATTTGGGTATTGATGACGCCCCTCCGGCCGCCAAGGTTGAAGAAACTGAGGTTGTAGAAGAGGTTGTTGTTGAATCTGCCACCGAAGGCGATGCTGCAACGCAACAAGAGCCTACTTTAGATGGCGATCAAGGTATCCAAGAGCTAAAACGGCGTTATGAATCCGAAAAACTGGCAAGAATTGAAGCTGAAAAGCGCGCTCGTGATGCCGCTCGACAGGCTGAAAAGGCCAATTCTCAGGTCCACGATGTCCAAATTAACCTTGTTCAGACCGCTTTTGACAATTTAAAGCGGGATCAGGAAATCCTCAAAAACTCCCTCAAAGAGTCCATGGCGATTGGTGACTTCGACCGCGCCGCTGAGATTCAAGAGGCCATGTCGATGAATTCGGCCAAGATTCTCCAGTTGGAGCATGGCCTGAGCGACATGAAGGCGCGGCCCCCGCAGCCGCAAACACCGCCCGTCCAACAGGGTGAGATGACGGTTGATGACCTTATCCAACGGGTCAATTCGCCAATTTCCAAGAATTGGCTGATGAACAACCGCAACTTCATCAGTGACAGCCGGTCTATTCGTATCATGGCGCGGGCTCATGAGGACGCCATTGATATGGGCGTCATTCCTGAGAGCCCTGAGTATTTCTCCATGATTGAGAACAGGCTTGGTATTAACCGCCAGCCGCCCCCGCAACAGCAGCCTGTCTATCAAGATCAGGCTTTGTCGGGAGCTTCTGCCCCAACGCAGCGCCGGTCTAGCCCTGCTGCGGCCCCTGTATCTCGTAGCCCTGTCAGCAATAATGGCACGCGCCAGCAGACAATCCGTCTGACCCCGGAAGAGGTTGAGGCGGCCAAGATCAGCGGCCTGACAACGCGAGAATACTGGGAACTGAAGCAAAAAGAGCGCAACCGCAATTAAGGTGAACCAAAATGGATAACTTATTCGCTGATAAACCCCGCCGTGGCCGTCCGCCGAAGGACAAGGTTCAAGCAAAAGTAGGAGAAGCCGTTGTGACTGAAGAAGCCCATGAGCCGGTTGCTCCGGTTGTTGACCGCCCCGCAATGAGGCCGCCCATGCGTGATGATGACCCGCGTACTGCCGCCGCCCGCCGTGCTGCTGAGATTCGTCAGCATCGTGGTGGAACGATGGATGATGGCATTGACGAGTTTGCTGCTCCGCCGCCGCCGGATGGTTGGAGTTACGAGTGGAAGCGCAAATCTGTCATGGGACAGGAAGATCATGGCTATCAGGTCAAACTGGCCCATGATGGCTGGGAGCCGGTCCCGACCGCGCGTCACCCGCATATGATGCCAGAGGGCAATCATCCGACCATTGAGCGCAAGGGCCAAGTGCTTATGATGCGCCCGAAGGTCATTACGGATGAAATGCGCGAAGTTGAAATCCGCCGCGCCCGCCAGCAGGTTCGCTCGAAAGAGCAGCAGTTGACGCAGGCCCCGGATGGTCAGTTTGAGCGCAATGATCCGCGTGTCCGGCCGCAGATCAAGAAGGGCTATGAGCCCATGGAAGTTCCGAAGGAGTAAAGTTCATGGCTCGTAAGAAAAAAGAAGAGGTTGTGAACAAGGCCGAAGTCGAGGCTGTTGTCGAGCAGTTTGCTCCTGTCAAACAGGAGCAGGTGCCGATTGTGCCGAAGGTTGAGGCTGCACCGGTCAAGGCTAATCCTATTGAACACTTCGATGGCTACTCCGTCGAATGGTTTAAGGACGAGAGGGACGCCATGGCATTCCATCGCACTGTCCGCGAGCGCGGTGATGTGTATGGCAGTGGCAAGCTGGCAGGAATGTCATGTGGCAGGGAGAACACCCTTGACCGCGATGGCATGTTTGCGGTGGCATTCAACAAGCGTTGACTCGATCAAAACACAATCAAAAGTTGTGGCAGGCCGTCCTTCGGGGCGGCCTTTACTTTTGTGGCATGGCAAAGTATTCTCGTGGCATGACCCAATAGGGTCCGGCTCTCCACGCTGTGAGGGTCTCGCCTTAAAACGGTCCCTAGTTGCCACGCTGCGCAATGAGCGGGACTTTTCCTAAGATTTAGGAGATTCCGTAATGGCGAACACAAACGCGCCTTTCGGATTCCGTCAGTGGTCTGGCACCGGCTCTGCTCCGACATATGAGCAGGTCGCAATGGTCATTGATAAGGATGACACGAATGCTGTTTACTGGGGCGACCCGGTAGTTCCTCTTAATACTGGCTATGTTTCCAAGGGCGATCCGTCAGGCGCTCCCACGGTTCAGGTCGCTGGTATCTTCTACGGCTGCAAGTATCTTTCCACGAGCCAGAAGCGCACGGTTTGGTCCAACTATTGGCCCGGTTCCGATGCTTCGGCTGACGTTGAAGCATACGTTGTGAACGATCCGAATGCTAAGTTCATCGCTCAGGTCGGCGGCTCTTCGTCGGTCGGCGCAGTTTTTGGCGACCTCAATGCGAACGTCCAGTTTGCATATGGCACCGGCAACGCGAACACGGGCATTTCGGGCGCTTACGTTGACATCAGCGTTACCCCGACAACGACAGCTACGCTTCCCTTCCGTCTTATCAGCCTTGTGACGCAGCCTCCGGGCGGTCCGGGTACGGAAGCTGGCGCGTACAACTATGTCATCGTCGCCTTCAACAACGTGAGCACCAAGCAGCTCACTTCGGTTGGTTAAGGAGTAAGGACCAATGGCCGTTAATCTTTCCGCCATTAAAGACCTTCTCCTTCCCGGTCTCCGTGGAGTTGAAGGCAAATACGAGCAGATTCCGTCCCAGTACGACAAAATCTTCACGAAGCACGAGTCGCGTATGGCTCTGGAACGCACCGCTGAGATGCGTTTCCTTGGCCTCGCGCAGTTGAAGACTGAAGGTGGTCAGACGGCGTTTGATAACAACGCAGGCGAACGCTACGTCTATAACCAAGAGCATACTGAAATTGCTCTGGGTTATGCCATCACGCGCAAAGCGATTGATGACAACCTCTATAAGACGCAGTTTGCCCCGTCGAACCTTGGCCTCATCGAGTCCTTCCAGCAGACGAAGGAAATCTATGGTGCCAACGTCCTCAACACGGCGACAACGTATAATGCGTCTGTCGGCGGCGACGGTAAGGCGCTGATTGCCACGGACCACCCGATTGACGGTGGCACGGTTGCGAACCGCCCGACAACGGACACTGACCTTAACGAAGCTTCGCTGCTGAATGGCATGATTGCCGTTCGTACAAACTTCAAAGATCAGGCCGGTCTGAAGGTGTTCGCCCGCGCTCGTAAGCTGATCGTTCCCCCGGCTCTTGAGCCGGTTGCGATCCGCCTTACGAAGACGGAACTCCGTCCGGGTACGGCAGATAACGATGTCAACGCAATCATGATGACCGCTGGCGGCCTGCCAGAAGGTTACATGGTCAACGACTTCTTGACCTCGACATCTGCTTGGTTCCTGCTCACGAACATCGATGGTCTCTCCTACATGGAGCGCATCAAGTTCGAGACCGACATGCAAGTTGACTTTGTGACAGACAATTTGCTGGTCAAGGGCTACGAGCGTTACTCGTTCGGCTACTACAACTGGCGTTCTATCTGGGGCTCGTTCCCATCGTAATGCCACGGGGCGGGGTCAAAAGCCCCGCCCTTTATCGTCTTGGATTTCTGATCACGTTGACCGGCCAAGCGGACACTGCACAGACAACGTGATTGCATCGTGCAGGAGGCTCTTATGGGCGTTACTACGTTTACCGGTCCAGTGCGGGCGGGTGACATCCTGAATACGACTGGCACCACGGTTGGCAAAGACATTGCCAATGTGGGCTATGTTGTGATGGCGCAGTCCGCTGCGGTGGCACAGGCTACCAATGTCGGATCGGCTGGCGTTTACAAAACCAACATCGTTGTCCCGGCTGGTAGTCAGATTCTTCGGATTACCATTTTTGAAACAACGGCTTGGAGTGGCGCGGCGCAGACAATCAATGTCGGCACATCTGCCACGGCAACTGAACTCGCGGTTGCGGCTGACAACAATCTTTCAACAACTCTGGGCTCTTCGACTATCATCCCCGGTGACAGCGCCACGCGCGTTGGCAACTGGAAGGATGTTGGCACGACTGACGTTCAGATTTGGACGAAATCCACGAACACCGGAACGGGCGCTGGTATCATTACCGTCGAATACGTTCAGGCGCGTAATCTCACTTAATCCGGGCTTGTAGGAGGCTCACATGAAAGGTCGTAGTGGTCGTAAGACTGGTGGCACGGTGGTTAAGAACTCGCCTGTCACAACCGCTTATGCTGGCGGTGAATCAAATGTTGCCAAGGAAGCCCGTGCTGCTCGTAAGAAGGGCGGCAAGGTTATGGGCGAGAAGGCGAAGATGAACATGGGCCGCGCCCCGCGCAAGTCGGGCGGCATTTGCAGTTCGGATTGGACTGCCGCGCAGGGTCCGGGTACGTCTCCTCCCGGCCGTACCACGGACGGTTCCCTCTCCTAACCCAACGCGGTGTGGTTAGGATATGGCAGTCTGATGGGGCGGGGGCTTAACGGCCCCCGTTTCCCTAAAGGGGCGTCGAATGGCAAAATCACCGGCATGGCAACGGTCTGAAGGCAAAAACCCAGAGGGTGGCCTGAATGCAAAGGGCCGCGCTTCCGCAAAGGCTGAAGGGCATAATCTAAAGCCCCCGGTAAGCCGTGAGCGGGCGCAAGATAGCGAAATGGACGCAGCGCGTAGGCGTTCGTTCTGTGCCAGAATGACTGGCATGAAGAAGAAATTGACTGGCGCGGCGGCTGCGGCTGACCCCGATAGCCGCATCAACAAATCTCTTAGAAAGTGGGATTGTTAAATGTCTGAGAAACCTTTTTGGGAGAAAGACGCGCCAGAAGATGCTAAAACCAAGCATCTGGATCGGAAACAAAAGATGGCAGCAAAGGCACGCGCTCGTGCCGCAGGTCGGCCTTATCCCAATCTAGTGGATAACGCAGCCGCCGCCCGCGCTGGCAAAAAGGAGAAGTAAGATGCAGCCCATTACGGTTTCTACAACCGATGCTACGGCTGGCACCACTTACAGCCGCCCTGTTCGCATGGATACTTGGGCAAATGCTCAATCCATCATTCAGGTGAATGTAACCGGCACAGCAACCTATACTGTCGAAACGACTATGGATGACCCGGATAGCCCGACGAATCCTGTCGCTGTTGGCAGCATGGTTTGGCTTAACTGCGCTGACACGGCTATTGTTGCCAAAAATGCGGCGGCACAGGGTGTCTTGGCGGCAACCCCGGTCTTTGTTCGCATTAAGCAGACAGCGGGCAACGGCTCTTGTACTATGACGATTGCCCAATTCGGGAACGCCACTTACTAAGAGGCCGTTATGGCTACGAGCGGAACCTATAACTTCAACCCTTCGCTGGGTGAATTGACGCTTTATGCGTTCAATTTGGTCGGTGTTAGGAACACGGCGATTTTGCAAGAGCATATGGAAAGCGCCAGAATGGCGTCTAACCTGCTGCTTTCGCGGTGGTCGAACCAAGGCGTTAACCTTTGGGCCGTCGATAAGGTTACTGTTCCGCTTGCCCAAGAGGTGCCTATCATTGGCGCGTCTGGCACGGGGGCCATTGCCACCTTGACTTATGCTGCCGTGAACACGCCCGTTTATACGGTCGGTACGACGATCATTGTCAGTGGCATGAACCCATCCACATACAACGGCAATCATATCGTTGTGGCATCTTCGCCGGGTTCTGTTTCGTTTGCTTCGACTGCGACAGGCGCTTTTGTCTCTGGCGGCCTATGCGAAGCCCCGAATGAAGTCGCCACGTTTGCGGTTGATCCCAACACGGTCATGATTTTGGATGCCTATGTCACGAATGATGACAGCGGCGCTAATATCGACCGCATCATTCTGCCAATCAGCCGCACCGAATATGCGTCATACCCCAATAAAGAACAGGCGGGATACCCCACTGTTTATTGGTTTGACCGTCTGATCTCGCCAACGGTTACGCTCTGGCCTGTGCCAAACACCGATAATGGCCCGCAGTCTTTGCAGTATTATCGTGTTCGCAGACTTCAAGATTCGTCACTCGGCGGCGCACAGCAGGTCGAAATTCCGTATTTGTGGCTAGAGGCATTCGCTTATGCACTAGCTCAACGGCTTGCTATGATCTGGGCTCCTGACAGAATTCAGATGCTGAAGCCCTTGGCTGACGAATCCTATCAAATCGCTGCCGACCAAAATGTGGAAACGGCGCAGCAGTATATTTCGCCCATGATTTCGGGATACTTCCGATAGGAGGGCTAAATGGGTTATGCGTCTCGTTCGGGCCGCGCCAGAACAAGCGCCAAAAACCCACAGGCGTTTGGCGTCTGTGACCGTTGCGCTCTCTGGTATAATCACGTTGATTTGAAGTGGCAGTATGATTGGGCTGGTGCCAGCCTGATCAACAAGCGCATTCTTGTGTGCGAGACATGCTACGACGATCCGCAAGAGCAGCTTCGTGCCATCGTTCTTCCGGCCGATCCTACGCCAATCGTCAATCCGCGCACGGAACCGTATCTGTGGGATAGCACTGATTACCGGCAGGTGTCTGGCTACAACACTACTAACCAAGCGACCGGCATTCCTGTGCCGCAGGGCGATGTTCGTGTCACATCTGACAACAGCCTGCCCACGCCAGATAAGCGCGTGACACAGCAGACTGGCGAGCCGCCTCTTGGCACCAATCAAAAGCCGGGTACGGACCCGAACGCGGTCACTTATCGCAATGTGGTGAATTGCTTCAACAATGGCTCTGGCGCGGTCAGGCTATTGCTGAATACGACGAATGGGATGATCACGGGCCAGAGGGTCACAGTTCAAGATGTCGGAGGTGTCTCTGGCGCGAACGGTGATTTCACGGTTACGGTGGTCAGTGTCACCGTCATCGACTTGGACAATTCGACATTTTCGGGCGCTTATACGAGCGGCGGATATGTTATAAATGATCCAAGCTTGCCGCGTGGGTTTGACGAGATTCCGAAGACAGGACCGCTATAATGCCAAGGTATGCGTCCAATATCCAAATCCCGAACCTTGGTGTTGCCATTTCTCTTAATGGGCAAGAGCAGGTTGAGGTTGTGCAGGCCGGAACATCGCGCCGCACAACGACACAAGCTATTGCCAATCTGGCTCAAATTGCTAATGCGCCAACCTATACTACGGCGCAGAAGTTGGCTCTCACAGTCAATCCCGGTGCGTTAGTTTTTGACACTACCCTGCAAAAACTTTGCGTTTATACTGCAACGGGTTGGCAAACGGTGACATCGGTTTAAGACATGGCCAATAAGCAGATACCTAATCTTCCTGCGGCCATTGCTCTTAATGGCACAGAGCAGCTTGAAGCAGTTCAAGCTGGGGTGTCTGTTCGTGTCACAAGCTCTCAAATTGCTGGGTTAAACCCGGGTCCGACTGGCCCAACTGGGTCGATAGGCCCGACTGGGCCAACTGGTCCGACTGGTGTTGCTGGGCCTACC